CTGGGGTGCGGTGTTAGTAACGGGTTTTCTCCCGGTGTATAAGGCCCATACAGGCAGTGACGTATTAGTTGTCGATTGCGAAAACGTGCATCATGGGGTAGTGCACGCAGTCCGTGAGTGCCTGGAGATCACCTAGGCAATCATCCATGGACTGTTCGCAGATGGTGAGTGAAACGCCGTATCTTGCTTCAAAGAAAACGGCGGTGGCGTTCGAAGTCTTGTGATCGACGGCGACTTGGTTCTTGTAGGCAGCTTCTTTGTCGAAATAGGCAATGCCTGGTTTCGCCTTGAAGGCTTTCGTGAACTTCGCGCACGTCTTGGCGTACTGCGAGAGGATGGGGATGTGTCCCAATTCGCGCTGCATGCCAGTCACCATAGACTTGACCTCGGGATTCGAGAGGCGCCGCAAACCAAACCCCAGCTTGGGTAAGCGGCGACCAATCTTCGGTCCCAGGACGTAGCCATCAGCCACAGGCCAAAAGAGGCCTGAGCAGTATTCCACCTCGTGCCAGTCTGAGCGTATCTTGCACTTCGTCGAGAACCCAAGAAGTTTGTTCTCCCGTACTAAGAACTTCTTGAGCGCATCGCGGCGCATTTCCGTCAGAGACCGGCTGACGACGACGAGACTATCGTCGCCGTTCACCAACATTCTGTATTCTCCTTCCTTGAATCCGTAGCGCTGCAACAACGCGTCAAGCTTGCACCCGTTCAAAAACGAGTTTGCTAACGACGTGTCGGCTTTGCCACTGGTCATGGTGCCGTCCACTTGGTACCGAAAGTGTTTGGACGTCCCTTGTTTGCGGTAGATGTTGCTCTCCACAAACTTCGGGTAGTCGTAATCGTCGATCCCTCCTGCAGTCTTGAGGATCTGCGAACAACGATGGGCGCCCATTGCTTGATGGGCGTCATAGCGGCTCTCGTCGAGTTCTATGATGGTGAGATCTTCGTCGTCACCAAACTGCGCGCGCCACTTCCCAACTCCTTCTGCCGTCATCCCGCTCGTATAACAGATGCGGAAGTCGGCGTGCCAAGCGGCACATAGGTTCTTGGAAAGGTGCCAAATGAACGGTCCATAGCCCACGTTCATTTCCGCAGAGCACCCTTGAATCGCCCGGGGATCAAAATCCTCGAACGCCTCGCCCGTCTTCAAAGTGAGTTCGCGTTTGACAAACATCTTCATCTTGAGATCGTGGCGGGTAAGGCCGCGTTCCAAGATGTCGGCGTAAGCTACGCGGTTCAACTTCTGGACGGATTCTGGAAACTTTGCGTTCCAGGCGAGGAAAAGGGTGTCATACGGATCTACAACGGGGTTGACGATCTTGGCATGGTTGCGGGCACAGTCATGAACTGCGCGCCAGCTGGCGGCATCCTCCTTTGGAGTAGCCACGAGGGCGCGGTTTGCGAGTGCGCGGTATTCGTTATTCTTCGAGGGCGTTGGGACGACCACTTGAATCGGCGTGAAAACTGGGCAATTGACGTGGAACTGGGGGGGGTAATCCTCTCGTGGGTCGGTCTCCGCAATCTCTGCCAAACTCGACCCATCCGCCATTGGCTGGATGGGGAGCGACGTTTCGACACCAGGGAGGCCATCAGGCCAGGCCACTTGGGTATCAAACGATCCAACAATCACCGGAGTGACTTTGTTGAGGTCGTATGAAACCTGGGCGGTGCGCGCTGTTTCGGCGCGATCCGTGATGTTGACTGCTGTGCCGAGTGAGCAGCAGAGCAAGTCTTGAAATGTCAAAGCCGAAGACAGGGATGCGAACATCCGTTTGTACATCGGCTTCTGCAGGTTGTTGAAAGCGTAGATCTCGTCTTTGAGTGAGTAGACGAAAGCCATGGCTGAACCATAGGTAAGGCAGACGGACTTCATAGTCTCTGGAACCCCGAACTTCTTGAGCGCACAGCGCATCAAGTGGATGCAGGATTGGAAAGTCTTTTCGTTCCGTTCTTTGCCTACCATCTGGTTGCCAACATGGACAATGATGTCCTTCGGGACAAGCACGGCGGACCGCCCCTTCGAGAAACTAATCGCGAAAGGACCGAAACTAACAATCCGTTGATGCGTCAGCGAGATCTTCGCTAGCGTCGGACGTAGTTCGGCTTGGTCACCGTACGAAACCATGCCGTCTGTCGGACCATAGTGGTCCCGACGGTTGAGGCTGTCGCACAAAGGCATCGAGTGCGCAAGCTCGGGTTGCATCCCGAGTGGGGCTTCGACAAATTCGTAGAGGAAGGTATCACCGATCTTCGACGAGCTCCACGCCATGGCTTTCCCTTTCGCTGAGAAGTAGTTGGTTTCATTCAACCAAAGACTCGCGTTGTGGGTATAGCCCGTGTGGTTCCCATCGACTCTCATATGGACTTTCATCTCGTCGCGGTCAATGAAGACCTCGTACTTCGATTCAGCCGCTCCATCGACGATGTGCATTTCACCATAGAGGCTCGTGAACTCGTGGGCAGTGGCATAAAGCCTCTTCTTCCCAGAGCGGTGGAGCAGTGAAAGCACCTCGTCTTTAGTGAGGTAGTAGATCGCGTGGATCGCCAGGTACACATCCGTGGATAGAGTACAGTCGGCAGCGGGCTGGTTGCAGTACTTTGCCCCGGCAAGGTAATTGTCGGGGTGACGTCGCACTGCATCAGCCGCGCTGAGAACGGGGTTGCATGAATGTACGTTGGCTCGTCCCGCCGTGAAATGGCGGTTTGCATTACCGCCAATGTCGGTGATGCGCACGCCAGATCCGTACTTCTTGCTAATCCGCTCATAGAGCAGTTGCTCCGTAATGGCTCGTTCCGTTGCCCCAACCGCATGCGGGTGGATGGCACCGGAGCCAAATTTGAAATCCCAATCGGGAAATCTGGCCGCTAGCTCGGCCTGCTGCTTTTCAGTCACACCATGACTGCGCGAGAAACGTCGATTCTCGCTGGGCAACTGTTTCTTGACATTCTCTTTGGCGATAGCCTCATCAGGGGTGGACTGAGCGGGTGCTTTCGCCTTGGAAGCGCGTGGTGCTTGCATTCTTCCAGAGATCAAAG